GTCGAATCGCGTAGCCATTGAAACATTCGAAGCCCATTTCGCAAACTGCAAAACGCAATGCGCGAAAGTCCCAGTCCAAACCTCAATTGGCTCTCCGCGTTTGCCAACGTGACTCACAGCAAGACTAACCTGAGTATCTGCTCTCATTATTTGGATTCCTTTCGTTATCGTTCCCTGCGAATAGACGCTTCGCTTGGTGGCTTGTGAGTGAGAGATTATTCTAGTCACATTTCTAGTCTAAAGTCTAGTGTTATTATAGTTCTATTCTACTCCTAGGGAGACAGAGACAAACACCACTTAAGCCTATCCATAGTCCCTGTTTGTGTGAGTCTCACCATTTAACTCGCTGGTGAGGAATGAGTATTTGAGGCCCCCTTCAAAATTTCAACAATTATTTAATAGGGGAATCACAGTCTCATACAACACTGGAGTCACCGATGGAATCAACCTTGCAACTCACCGACACGACAGCAAGCATAGCTCTCAATGGCTCTTGTCTCTGTCTCCCTAGAACTACACTAGAAATAGACTAGAACTAGAATTTATCAAGATTCACAAGACTGATTCGACTCCGATTTTTGCGATTCCGCACAAACTGCGAGTGCAATCTTTGCATTTGACTTCGACTCAAAGTCTCTCGCATACACGCGGGCGCGCAATCACGCGCGAAGGAGTCAAATCCAATGTCAATCGGCGAAATCGGCTTTTGCCTCGTTCTTCTCGCTGCAATCGTGATGATTTGCTTGCTTCCATCATTGGAACGTCACGCGCACACGAGACACGCGCGAGAACGCACATTGCGACGCATTGAACGACGACACGCAAAAAAGACTGTTGACACGCAACGCAACATCTGAGACATTCAACTTGCGCGATTGGCGCAGAACACAAGGAGTTTGAATCATGGCAACCGAAGCATCAAACACAATTGAGAACACTGAGTCGAAAGCCAAAAAAGAAAAGGATGTCCGCAACGACATGGATGCGCGGCGAATCCTCAATTCAACCGAGGATGCAATCGCGTATCTCACGGCTTGCGCTGAATCGTACAGCGACTTCAACAACTATCCTGTCGCAGCGCCCGGAGTCAGCGTTACGGAGAACGGACTCGAATTTGACCCTGACGTGTACACTGACGACTCGCGCGTGATGGTCGCAGTGCTCAAGAATCGCGGCGAGACTCCGGGCGCAAGCACAGTCAAGGCAATCGTGATTGCTCCAATTCCAACTCTCGACGCAATCCTTGCGAATCCAGATGCGCGTGACTGGGCGGCTCGGATTCTCGAAAAAGAGCTGAATCACGTCGCAGTTCGGCAACTTCGCAAAGCCGAGGACATCGGCGAGGTTGTGGACTCAATGCCCAAGACGCTCGCAGACTACATCACGTCTGATCGTGGAGTCGGTGGGGCTCTTGAAGCATACGAGACGCTATGGCGTGCCATCAAGACCAACATGGGCAAGCTGTCGCGTTCGTGGCGTCTGGCGAATCTCAGCAAGAAAGAGCTACGCCGTGGGTTGGAGTCGGCAGCTTATGCCTCCGAGTATTATCCCACGCTGGAAGAGACCAAGAAAGGCAGTCTGTTCGTATTCGCCCTCAACGGTTTGCAGGCGATTGCCAAAAAGCAGGGACTCGACCCGGCCATCTTCGACAAGTGGCTTGAGAATCGGAACGAAAAGACCATTGACGTTGAGTCCGAGGATGAAGAGGACTTCAGCCTTGAGGACTTGGCGGCCGAGATGGAAAAGGGTAACGAGGACTCAGACGCCACCGAAGGCACGGAGTCCGAGGATGCCACCGACGCCGGTACCGAGGATGGGGATGAGGCAGAGGATCAGACCGACGCCTAATCCTTCCGAGTAACCTAGAGGCGGGTCAGTCCGAGTTGATTGGCCCGCCTATTTATTGGACTCACAAGGTAATGATACATCATATCACCCGGCGCCTCGCTTCGCTCGGCAAGTGGAATCGCTCCGCGATAGGTTTAATCTGTTGCTCGCTTCGCTCGGGTTTGAAGTTGACTCGCTATCGCTCGAAGTCATTTGATCTGACGCTGCGCTGGGCTAAGGTCAAGGCAGTAGAATCGTGTGATTCATTGAAGGGGGAGGGGTATCCCCCCATTTCGCGTCGGGCGCTGGACTGTTAATATGGCCCCCACTTTGTGCCACAAAAATTTCTAATTCCGATACTCTGAATCACGAAGCGAAGCGGAACCCAACTCGAAGTAGGTGAGTATTGATATGAGTCTGGTCGATATCACAATTGAGAGCCTCGCGGCCCAGATTGGTAAGGTTGTTCCTGAGTCATACTTGCTTATTGCCAAAAACGCCGTGTTGGGGTTGGACGCCTACGCGATTGCGGATATACTCGGAGTCGAAGTTAATGAAGTCAAAGAGATTGAAGAGGATCAGGATTATAAAGCTGTTCGACTCATTGTAGCTGCCACACACAACCAATCAAGTGTGGATCGTGATCTGAGTTGGGATGAGCTTGAGCGAATCACTTTGCAGAACTTAGTCAAACGAGCGAGTACCGGAAACATGGATACCGATACGAATCTCAGGATTGCGGCCCTCGCAAACAGGGCTACGCGCAGGCATTTGCCTTCGAATCGTACGCTTGACGCTGGTGCGGCCGGCGGTCGGGTGGGGATCACTTTGACTAAGCGAGTCATCGAGAAACTTACAGGCCAAGGCGCCGAGCGGATTACCGAGTCACAGGTGAGTCTCAATGGTACGGAGAATCCGAGCTTCTCGGAGATTGACTCATTACTGGGAGTTTCCAATCGAGCGCGCACGGCCGCGAATCTCTCATTCAAAGTCACAGAGGCTGAGCCTGAGCAATTCGATCCGAATGATTTGGACGCGCTCATGGAAGAGTCAATGAAGAGGCTTAAGCGATGATGGGACCGTTTCCAGAAGCGGAATACGACTTCATCGGTGAAGAGACCGAACGTGACTCACGTCGTCCGGATACCGCTGAGGCCGACATTGATCGTGGCGATGTACGACTCCTGCTTAGGCAAGATGCAGAATTTTTCATTGAGTTCTTCTTGGGGGATGAGTTAGAGTATTCGGTTCCAGAGATTCATAAGACTGTCTGGGGACTTTTCACTGATACGAGTAAAGATCGAATCCTCCTAGCCATCCCCCGAGACCACGCCAAAACCACGCTTGCCAAGCTCGGAATCATTTGGTACTTTCTTTTTACGAGTCATCGCTTCTGCGTATATCTCACGGCCGTCAACACCAAAGCTAAAGACGCTTGCCGCGATGTGATGAATTTCTTGAAGTGCGACAACTTCAGAAGTGTGTTCGGGGACGTTCGAATCATTAAAGAATCTGAAACTGAATCAATTTGGATATTCGACCTGCCGCTCGGTAATGGGCAGTGGAAGCGTTGTATTTTGCGGGCGGCCGGTACGGGTCAGTCCATGCGCGGAATCAACATCGACAATCAACGTCCAGATATCGCGGTCATTGACGATGCTGAGGATGAGGATAATAGTGCGAGTCCCCAGCTTCAAGCTAAACTCGACCGTTGGATGTTCGGTACATTTCTAAAAGCACTCGCACGCAGGAAGAAAATCATCTGGTTGGGCAACATGCTCAACGATACGAGTCTGCTGGCTCGACTTAGTAAGCGCGAGAATTGGAATCCAGTTGTCTTTGGCGCGATTGTCCGTGACGAAACAACCGGACTCCTTAGAGCGCTTTGGCCGGATCGCTGGACGCTTGAGGCGTTGATTGAGGACTTTCAGGAATATCGCTCACTAGGACTCGTAAAGACCTGGATGTGCGAAATGATGAATATGCCGGGGCATGGCGAAAATGGGTTTACTGAGGAGCAGATAAATTACAAGCCCATCCCCGCCCCCGACTCCATACTCGCTGCTTGGATTTGTATCGACCCAGCCTTTGGCGAAGATGCCGAGCATGACTTAACGAGTATTACGGTTCATGTGTTACCTGAGGATGGGCCGCCCATGGTTGTCGCTGAGTCAAGCTCGCGTATGCTGGAAGCCGATATCTTTGAGGAAGCATATCGCCTAGGCCAGTATTGGAATGCGTGGGCGTGGGGTATTGAGTCAGTAGCTGCTCAGAAGGTTCTGATTACTTTATTCCGGACGCTTTCAATTGTTAAGGGTATGGCGAATCAGATTGAATTTCTCCCTTTAATGTCAGGTGGGAAAGCTAAGTCGAATCGAATCAGCGCGTGGGTGTCCATGATGGAGCACGGGGAATACGCGCTTTTCGAAGGTGCGCTTGACATTACGACTCAGATCCTCAAATATGATAAGTCGAAAAAGAAACAAGCTGACGACTTAATCGACTCTTGTGCCTATGGTCCAATAATGCTTGACAATTATCAGGGATTGATTATTTCTCAATTCCAAGGCCGCAAATTGCGGAATCTTCCAGAGGCTCGTTTTGGACGGAGGGTAGCCGGTGTATAACTTTACTCCAAGTGATCGAATCACACATGCCACGCTAACCTTCAAAAAGCCGGAGGTTCACGCGACCCACCCATTTAGGAATGCAGTGACTCATGACAAGCTTCTTCAGTATATACGTGATCGTCTCCATTATGGTGTCCAGTATCGCGATTCGCAGTTGCCTCGCTACGCGAAGATTGACCGGGACCTTGCGGGGTGGATGCGACTTAGCGATGAGGACCGAGATCGAGTCCGAGAGCAATCACGCACAGGGATTCCGCAAGCTACGGAAATAAACCTACCACTCACGTTTGTTCATATCGATGATATGATGACTTATTACGCGGAGACATTTGCTCCGAATCGCGGTATGTTTTATCACACGGCGAAACCAAACGAAGTCACCCCATCCGCTCAGATAGTCACACTGATGAATAACCATGCGTTGTACGCGGGCTATTATCGGCAGACTTTGCTGACTCTTTTCAGTATCCTCAAGTACAACGTGGGTGGGATATATTGTTACTGGACTCAGGATTACGGCCCCAAAATTGATCGGACGGAGACTGGCGAAGTCAAAGTTACGGATCAGTTGTTGTGGGCTGGGAATCGAATTGAAGCCCTCGATCTCTACAATACTTTCTGGGACCCATCCGTCAGTCCCATTGAATTGCACAGACATGGTGAGTGGGGCGCCCGGACTTTCATGCGGAGTCACTATTGGCTCGCGGAACGTGCAGCGCGCGGAGTTTACTTCAATTGCGAAGAGGCTCTTGAAAATGATACGGGACTCAAAGATTACCGTCCATTCTATCGTTCCCCACCTACCGAGGCGAACATCAGCAATGATGAGTCAACGGGTGGTCGAACTGATTGGGTGGCCATACTTCGAGAGGTTCCCGAGCACTTTGTGGGAAGCGGTTTTGAGATCACGGAGGTACTGCTTCGAGTCAACCCTAACGATTTCAGCTTGCTGCCGCGTAAGGATGTAGAGCGGAATCGTTATGAGCTTTGGCGTTTTACCTTGCTGAATGGCGAGAAAATCATAGAGACCACTCCGCTCAACAATGCGCACGGCTGGATTCCTTTCTTCGCGGGTCATGTTAATGACGGAATCATGGGGGCCGCAGAAAAGTCACCCGCCGAGATAATTCAGCCGTTGCAAAACTTCGCGAGTCATCTTTTGAATGTTCACGTCAAAGCCAACAGGAAGAAAATTTGGGGAGTTACTTTTTATGATCCCACGGTTGTGGATTATAATAAGATTCCGGATGGCGAGGTAGCGGCTTATATTCCGATTGAGTCAAGTGGGTACGGACGAGACGTCAATGAAGCGATTCATCATGACCATGAGTCGCTTGAGACCAAACAGACAATGCAAGATTTGTCGGCGGTTATGGATGTGATCAATCAATTCTTCCCCACCCAAGCCCTGCCGGCCAACATTGCTGGAATTGATCGGGCAATTTCGAGTCAAGTAGCTGCAGTACAACAGGGGACGAATCGTCGTCAGCAGAAAGGTGCTAAGCTGTTGGATGATTCGCTATTTCGTCCTGCACGTAGCTGTATGTATTGGAACATCATTCAATTCCAGCAAGACAATGTGGAGGTGAGTGATTTCACTGGTACGCCTGTGCAGATCAATTTGACTGAACTGAGGCAGACGGACTTGCCGTTTATCATCGGACAAGGACTCAAAGCTATCGATCGTATGGCGATTGCTGATAAGTTGCAGCAGATTATATTCGCATTGTTGCAAAGTCAAAAAGCGCAGGAAGTCGACATACTTCGACTCATTGATTATTGGACTTCCATGATGGACGTCGAGATCAATTTCGAACAGTTCCGACTCGCACCTCAAGAACAACCTCAAATCGCGCAGGCTATTGCTGAGAATGCCGGGCAGGAGAATGGTGGCACATCAACGATTCTTCCGATTACGGACCCGGCGCAAATGACAGAACCGCTTAGATAAGGAATCATAAGATGTTGAGCAGACAATATCTTAATGGCCTGCAAGAGCATGAGCGCGCACAGGTAGAGCAAGCTTTGATGACTCTGGCAAGTTTGGGTATTCTCAAGGCCGCGGTGGACCAGAGCTTCGCGGCCCTAACGAATAACTACAGTCGTGAGTCACCAGAAGAACTCGCTAACAAAATCGTCAATCATCGGACTGAAGCCCGGTC